TGATAACAAATGGAGCCAACCTGCTGCACCGCCACCGCCATTATTTGTCGGAGAGAAGGAAAGAAACTTAGTCAAACAAGTGAACGACGAACTCATAGAAAGAGTCGTTGGACAACAAGTAGTTTACTATCCGATAGATAAAGACATAACACAATACAGCGATATCTATGGAGAAGCAATAGAGAAATCATTCCTTCCGCCAATCCGTGTCTACGCACTCGTAAACTTTGAAAGCATTCAGACAAAAGCAGATGACGCAAGCGGACTTGATAAATCAAGCAAGATAACCGTCAACTTTCATAAACGAAGACTAACTGAAGATCAGGACTTGTTTGTCCGTGAAGGAGACTTCGTTCTCTACGGCGGACTACATTATGAAATCTCAACACTCTCACAACCAAGAGAGCTATTCGGACAAATAGATCATAAGTTTGAGATAACAGCAGTCTGTACACTATCCAGAGAGGGACTATTCGATGCCACGTAAAAAATACGATAAAGAAAAAGTTCTCTTTGATCCAAAGCCGAGTGAAGGAGGAGATGGAATTGCTCCTTTGGAGCATCAACCGTTCATGCCCTCAACCCTTGAGACTATCGACAGAGCACTATTCGAGTATATTGACGACAATCTGGACATATCCTGCACCACTAATAAAGGGTGGAATAAGGTTCCATTCTATTGGGCAGGTGCAGAAAGAGCATACCAGATAAAGCATGATAGAGAATTGAGGGACAATAATGGTGTTCTCGTCTACCCGCTAATGACTGTAGAAAGAGTATCGCTAACAAAAGACGTTGGGACTAGAGATTCAATATTTTCTCCCATTCCAGAATCAAAAGACGGGTTATACAATTCCATAACCGTCGGCAGAGTAATAAAACAAGACAAAACCGCCAACTTCGCCAACGCTGACTCAAAGAGAGTCGTCCTCGGCGTAGGCAATGGACAAGCGGCATATCCGAGAAAACAAAATAAAAAAATAGTATATGAAACTCTCACAATACCTATACCAGTTTATCTGGAAGCGACTTACACGCTAACAATCAAAACAGAGTATCAACAGCAAATGAATGAGATACTAACCCCGTTTATGACGGCACCTGGTGGCGTAAACTATTTCGTCGTCCAAAAGGATGGACACAATTTCGAAGTCTTCGTCGGGGCTGATTATTCAATAGAGAACAACGGATCATCTCTCGGAGAAGACGAACGAGGATATAAGTCGGAATTATCATTCAGAGTTATCGGATATGTTATGGGGGCAGGCAAAAACGACGAACAACCAAAGATAGTTCGCAGAGAGAATGCAGTGGAAATAAAGATGCCGAGAGAAAGAGTTATATTCGGAGACATAAATGAGAATATGCACCTAAGCGGTAATGTTCCATTTTATAGAGAGTAGCGATTATTTATTTATGCGTTTACGCTTTTGTTCAACTATTTACTTACGATAATACGAATATAATTACTTATTTCGAAGATTATGTTATAATGCTGCAAGGAGATAACACATAATGCCAGTTAAATCATTCAAATTCATTTCACCAGGTATCTTCATTAACGAGGTTGACAACTCTCAGTTGCCAAAGATCGGAGAGGAAATAGGTCCAGTCATTATTGGACGCACAGAAAGAGGACCTGCCATGCGTCCCGTGAAAGTAAACTCATTCTCAGAGTTCGTTGAGGTTTTCGGAAACCCTATTCCAGGTGGACAGGGTGGAGACATCTGGCGTGACGGAAACTATACCACACCAACTTACGCATCTTATGCAGCACAGGCATATCTCCGCAACTCCAATGCCGCCACAGTCGTTCGCCTCTTAGGAGCCGAACAAGATGGTTTGGCAGACGGCGCAGCAGGAAAAGCAGGCTGGCAAACAACTTTACAAAACGACGCCGATTTTGATGACAATGGGGGAGCATACGGACTTTTCGTATTCACCTCTGCTTCAGCAGTAACGGCTGTTAATGGCGTCCTCGCCGCAGTTTGGTACTTGGCTACTGGTTCTATTGAACTCTCAGGAACAACAAGAGGGCATCACGGAGTGGCACCCCTGTCACAATCAGCGGCTGCTCTCTACGCAGATAGCAGTGGAGATTTCAAGGCAGTCATACGAGGCGCTGGAGCAACAGGTCCAACATCCATAGCGACTGAATTCAACTTCACTCCTTCCTCTTCAAAATACATTCGAAAAGTATTCAACACTAACCCAACTTTGACTAACTCTTCAATAACTCAAGCAGATCAGGTTGAGTCATATTGGCTCGGCGAGACATATGAAGGGCACATTAATAATGTACTTGGAGGAACTATCTCAACTTGGGGAGCAGTATTGGGATTAGACAGCGGTTCTTCAAACGCAGCAAATTTCCGCACAGGATTCCAAGCAGCGCAAACTCCTTGGTTTATTTCACAAGACTTGGGAGATCCCGCAGACTTTCAAGCCGAGGACATGACGAAGCTATTTAAGCTTCACACTCTCGACGCAGGAGAGGACGAGCAAAAGAAGCTCAAAATCTCCATCGCAGATATTAAGGCTCCTACAAGTCCAGATCAAAAATACGGATCATTCAGTGTTCTCGTAAGAGACGCAAGAGATAATGACAACGCACCAGTTGTTCTCGAAAGATTCAGTTCAGTAAGCTTGAACCCCAACTCATCTAACTATATCGCCCGAAAAATAGGCGATCAGTACCTTACTTGGGATGATGTCATCCGAAGCCATCGTGTTTACGGAAACTACTTGAACGCTTCTAAGTTCATTCGAGTAGAGATGAACACCGACGTTGACGCTGGCGCAACAGACGCATCATTGCTTCCATTCGGTTCATTCGGTCCAGTCAGAATGAAACAATGGAATTGGACATCTGGTTCGGCATCTCCTGCTTCGAGTTGGGTAACTGGCGGTAAAGGGGTTGCTCGCGCAGAAAACGGCGTAGCTCAATCTCCTGACGGACAATTTCTTAGTGTCGGCGGTGCGCTCGCCGTTCCAGCTTCCAACGCTTTCAACGGAACAGCATTCTATCCAGCAATTCCATTAAGAGTAAGTTCTTCCGCAGGCGGACTTTCAAATCCAAAGAATGCTTATTTCGGAATCGACTCAACTCAGAATGGCAACAATCGTCATGACTCAAGCTATTCAGACGCTGTTAGAATGCTTCCACCCGCCATAAGTTCATTTGCAACTACAACTTCTACAGAGTTTTCTTACATGTTCTCTCTTGACGACTTAACATCTTCAAGCGTGGGTACAAACGCAGTAGGTATTTGGGTTTCTGGTTCAAGACTGGCAGGAAATGCATATTCTAGCGGCTCGTATACAGGAGTATTAGATGCAGGTTACAACCGTTTCACCGTCCCACTATGCGGCGGATTTGATGGACTAGACATCTCTGAGAAAGAACCATTTAACCAAACTCGTGCTCTCAATGGAACCGATTCTACAAAATACGCTTACTATTCAGTTAAGCGTGCAATCGATACCATAGCTGATCCAGAGGTAGTAGAATACAACCTTATGGCTATGCCAGGTATCTACAAAGAGTCGCTCACTTCTCACATGGTAGAAGTATGCGAATCACGAGGAGATGCTCTTGCAATCATTGATTTGGATTCTGGATACAGAACAGATGCTGAAAGCACCGCCGCTATCGCAGATAGAGTAGGAAGTGTTTCAACCGCCATTGCTAATTTAAGAACAAGAGCCTTGAATTCATCTTATGGATGTGCTTATTACCCTTGGGTTCAAATCAACGATACTGTAAGTGACAGTCTACTTTGGGCACCACCTTCAATCGTTGCTCTTGGGACATTCTCAAGTTCACAGCGTAAAAGCGAACTATGGTTTGCTCCTGCTGGATTCACCCGAGGTGGATTAACAGAAGGTTCCGCAGGTGTTCCAGTTATTCAGACTCGTGAGAGATTGACTTCTAAGAACAGAGACGACCTATATGAAGCAAACGTCAACCCGATTGCTTCATTCCCATCAGAGGGAATCGTAATCTTCGGACAGAAGACACTTCAAGTGACTCCATCCGCTCTTGATAGAATTAACGTTCGTCGTCTAATGATTTACGTGAAGAAAGAAATCTCACGCATGGCAGCAACTGTCCTCTTCGATCAAAACGTTCCAGCAACTTGGAACCGCTTTATGTCGAGAGCAGAGCCGTTCTTGAGAAGTGTTCAGGCAAGACTTGGACTATCAGACTTCAAGATAATTCTTGATGAAACTACAACAACCGCAGACTTGGTTGATAGAAATGTCATGTATGCCAAGATATTCCTCAAACCAGCACGCTCAATTGAGTTCATAGCACTTGACTTTGTTATCTCAAGTACGGGTGCAGGATTCGAGGACTAAACTAAACTAATGACTATTTATATCATCAATAGGAGAAACGAATAATGTCAGATTTCTGGTCAAACCCAAACTTCGAACCAAAGAGAGCCTTTAGGTTCCTTATAGAGTTCACGCCAGGTGCTGGCGGAGATCTCGACGGAGGAGCTAATAGCCTTCAGTTTCTTGCGAAGTCTGTAGATCGTCCGTCTTATACTGTAAGCTCGAACCCTCATGCTTTCTTCAATCATACTTTCTACTATCCAGGAAAGGTAACTTGGAACACTATTAGTCTTACATTGGTTGATGCTGTTACTCCTAACGCATCGGATATTTTTATGAAATATCTCGGGAACATCGGATATAACAATCCTACCAATCTTGCGACAGCCACTGCAAAAACAATCACCAAGCAAACGGCAACCGAAGCAATGGGCAGACTTCTCATCAAAGAGATGGGAACCTCACCCGACGGCACTGCCGAACCAAAGGGAGAGTGGAGTCTTAACAACGCATTCATCACAGAAGTGAACTTTGGTTCTCATGCTTACGATTCTGAAGATATGATAGATATTCAGTTGACTATCCAATATGACTGGGCAAACTACAAAGCATAAATTGATAAATAACGCTTGATATACTCATTCAAGCATGTTATACTATAAAGACATAATACAAACAACTACATCAGAGGTGTAAATGTCGAGAAATACAGGACGCAAGAAGGCTTCTTCCCCTGCGCCAGCACAAGCAGTGCAACCTGCTCCAACTCAAACCACTGGGCTGTCCTATGTGACACC